TAATGCCTTATCTACTTCTGCGTTGAGGAAGTCTTCGTCATTGAGTAGTCTGCGGAAGTATTCTGTCTTATCTGTGGGTGCTTGTTGCTTTAATAATGAAGGAGATTCGCCTACTTGGGGGACACCTGTAATCTTCTTGGGAGTCTTCCTTAAATTGCCCTTTGAAGTAAATAAGGAATCGTATTGCTTGTTGAATGTATCAATCAGACCATCTATGTCATCAATATCAACATACTCCAAGCCTAGATTATTGTGGTAATTAGACTTTACTGCATCGGGCAAGTCGGCTTCACTTATTTCTAACCGAGCTTGTTTCGCACCTTTTTCATAGAAATAATCGTTTTGAAGTTTCTCAATTAGTCTTGCAAACTTGTGTAAATCTCGGACATCTTCTCTCGCCGCAGATATATCAAGGTTGTTGCCTGTTTTATAAGCGTTGTATATCTTGTCAGATAAATCAACGGCATTTTGCTCACGCATTGATGCACGATTCTTTGCAACTTCAACTTCTGCCATTTCTTCGGGTGTGAACTGCGAATAATCACGGGTATCTTCTATATTCCATTCCTTCGGAGTTTCTTGTTTCGCAACTAATGATTGTTCTTCTCCTACTCTAGGGACTTCAGGTGTGTTCTGCTCTGCGAGTGCCTGCCTTAACCTAGCCATTTCGTCAACATTAGATGCCTGCTCTGCGTTGAGATTGGTTCTAGGTCTGTTCTGATATGCTAACTGTCTTTCAACTTCTGCCTGTTGTGTGGCTAGTTCTCTTTCTGCTTGTACTCTCTTGGCGTACTCTGTTTTGAGTGCATCAAGGTCGCTCTGTGCGTTGGCAGCTATCTTTGCTTCCTGTTCAAGGTTGCTTATACGAGGTACTTCATCTGCGTTACGGGCAACATCTTCTGCGGAATCAACAATCTCGTTTGTGGCATTTTTGCCAAAACGCTTAAATAACTGTCCTAAACCTTCTCCGCCTACATTAAATGCGGTATTGATGGCAATATTTCCAAGAGCATCCTTTGCTATATCCCCTGCGCTCATACCATTCTTGTAGTTCTCTATCTCGGTCGGGATCGTATCAAGCATAATATCTGCTATATCGCCACGGGCAACATTGCCAATGACATTGCCAAGAGCCTCGTTACCGAATGACATAGAGTTGCCAAGGTAGTTAGTAGCTTCTCCGATTGCAGGAACATCTCCTAATGCCTTGCCTAAAACACTATAAGCCGCCAATTTAGAGGTCATATCTCCGCCCATATATGCCAACGGACTCTGCGACTTAACATTCTTCTTCTGTGCAGAATAATTATATTCTTCAGGAACGCCCATAGCTTCGCCCATTTTGTTCATCATTGTATTACCAAAGGGCATAATGTTAAGCATACCGTATGTAAAGGCAGACAGATTGCTAGTCTTATTAAGGAGAGAGGTCATCTTTGCATACTCTTCCTGCTCTTCTTTTGTCATAGATGCCCTTACTTTCGATGCCTGATTAGCATTGCTTGAAGACATTTTCAGTAGTTTATATGCTTTTGTTCCCGGTGCAAAATAGTTATCAAGGACTTCTTTTGCCTGCTTTTCCTCTGTCTTTGACATTTTGTAAGACGGATCGAGTGCCTTGTTAATATCAAAAGGTTGTACCGTATTAGCCTCTGCCTGTAAGTTGTCAAGGGATGATGCAGGAGATGCGGATAAGTTAAGGTCTGTTGGTACGCTAGTATTGCCGAACCCGATAGGCTGACTAGGCATATCCATAGATGTTTGAGGAGCAATACTGTTCCTTGCCTGTGCTAATCTGTCTGCCTGCGCCATAAGATCAGATGACCTATTAGCGTTCCTTGCCTGAACCGCCTTTGCAGACCTCTGTTCTTCTGCCTCTCTGCTCCTGCGTGTATCTCTTGATAGTGAGGGCAGTTCCCTGTATTTCGGTGCAGCGTTAGTCTGCTTTGCCATCTCTTCCTGTTTCTTTTGTCTACCCTCGTCATACTGTTTTCTTATTCTCTGTAATTCTTCAAGTGAAAAAGCCATATCTTTCTCCTATTAAAAAATCCCCTTTACCCGTGAAGATAAAGGGGATGTGTTATTAAAGATAACCGTATAAGTCGTTTTCGGTATAACCGAATGTTTCAGGGTTCATCAATGTCTGTGCTATTATCATAGGATCGACTCCCCTTGCTTTCTCTCCGGCGATATAGTTCTTCAACCACTGATCCTTGGAATAATTAGTTGCCGTAGAACCCATATCGTTCTTCTGATATATAGAAACAGGAGTTGCGGCATTAGTAGCCTCTGCGATTTCGGGTGCAACATAGTTATTCATATTGTTAGTAGCTGCTCCGAGTGCCTGCTGCAAATACTGTGGGTTCTTTGCCATCATTGAGAAGTAGTCACTCTGAACACCCGCTATCTGATTATTCAGATTGTTAAGCAACTGTGCCAACTGGGATGCTCTGTTCTGATCGAGTGCAGCCATCTGACTCTGATAAGCATTGTAAAGATCATTCAGATTAGAACCGTAATTCATTTCAAGGTCATTCCTGTTGGAGTCAAGGGTTCTCTGAATATTGTTCCTTGCGTTGCCGTAGTTGTTAAGGAGTCCTGTCATAGCGGTTTCACTTGCACCACCACTTATTCCCATAGCGGCAAGTTTCTGCTGAAGGTTTCTTTCAGATAACATTCTGTTAACATACGCCTGCCTGAAAGCATCCGTAGCATTAGAGTTTATCTTACCGAGTGAATTGTCATAGGCTTTCTTTAACTGATTAGCTCCGCTATTGTATATGTTAGCGTAGTTCCCGGATGCGGTATTGTATGCTTCATCAAGTAATGCCTTCGACTTATCATAAGCATCCTGTGCAGCCTGTTGTCTCTGTGCATATAATGAAGCGAGATAATCTCCCACTCCGCTATACTCGCTTGAACTTACCGGCGTAGAACCACCGCCACCGCCACTACTACTTACTGTCTTCGGGTTGATCGTGCTACTACCAACGGTGGTATTACCGAGCTGGTTTGTACCCTTATTCCCGTATAAATAAGATGTAGTATTTTTCTTCTTGTTATACATCGCATTGTCGCTTGCCATTTGTTCTACCTCCTCAACATATCATTAACAATCTTCTGAATCTCTTTATAGTCATATCCTGCATTGGATAATCGTTGTCGCCTGTCATTACCACTACCCCACTTGCCTGCGATAACCTCTTTTGCTATCTCTTCATTGCTTTTGCGGTTAGTAGTATGCGTTCCTTCGTATCTCGGTCTAGCATAGGCTACGATATGGTTATATCTGTTTCTCTGCATGACCTTACCGCCGTTATCCTGATTAGTAACGGATGTGTTTCCTTCTATGGTATTGATGGTGCGCCCATCATCCGAAACAGAAACTACCAAGCCTACATGGTTTGTTCTCCTACTATTCGTGGAATACTTAAAGAACACAATGTCGCCTGCCTGCGGTTTCTTAACTATCTGTCGCTTCTGCTCAAACCAAGCAAGCATATTGACACAAGATGCGGTTCTCGGACACAAGGATTGGTCTCCACGGAAAAGCCAAGAAATGAATACCGCACACCACGGGTACTCACTTCCGCTAACGGGATGACCGTAATACCAAGTGTTATAAACTACATTATTAGAATTAGGCGGACTTTCGTGTACGCCAATCTGACTTTTAGCCAAGTCTATAATCTGTTTAGCGGTCATTCGTGATTCCTCTCTGCGTTAAGAGCGATAAGCCTTGCTCTGCGCTCATCCATAATGCCGTTCTTGCCTAAAGCGTGATATGCCTGATAGGATGCTTCCCACATATCAAGGTCATCATCCTCGATATATCCCTGTTCAATGTACTTACGGAAGTCAATAGTCAACTCCCGTCTCATCTGTTTCTGTTGTGCGTTCATCAGAATGTCAATCTTCTTACTGAACTTTATGCACGCCTTTACAAAGTATGTGGCAAGAGCAAACAAACTTGGTACTCCGAAAATCGCCATAGCACTAGCAACATTTCTTACTTCATCCATTGATTTCCCCTCCGTGGTGTATCTCATTTACGGCGGCTTCAATCAGAACATTTATATCTTCCTCGGATAACTTAATACCTATCTTCGCCGCCATATCTATAATGTACCCTAAAACATACTGCTTCTTCTGCTCCCATTGTTCAGGAGTGAATAATTGGTCGGCGCACCTAACGGCAAACCTTACCCAAAAAACGATAGTCTCCATATCTTTAGCGGATATGTTGTTCTTTATCCACGGGATAAGGTAAGCAGAAACAAGTGCGCCTGCTATTGAAATGATTGCCAAAGCGATAGTCATAAAAGTCTGTGTGTTCATAAAGTCCTCCAAAGAAGGGCGATACTCGAAAGGAGAGAAAGAAGTACCGCCCAAAGTCAAATGTCTATGTTGATGTTTATGGTTGCGTTTTCAAGGGGTAGGTTCTTGTGGATGTTCTCTACTTTTGCCTTGTGGACAACGAACCCCGTATGCACCCCTAATTCGCCCCATACAAGCGGACAAACGATTGAGACGAAGGAATAGTCGTCTATTCCAATTCGACCGCCTAGAACGCTAAAAACGAGGCATAGAATGGTATATGTCCATACCGCTATCAAGTTATAAAAATAGAGACGGTCTGTGAACCCTCTCTTCTTAATGCTTATCATCGTCCTGATAATCTCCTGCCCTGTCTATCGCAACACAGAAACATATCAATATCGTGCATACTGTGCCTATTAAAAGTAATGTGATTATCTCTAGCATATTAACTCCTAACCTATTGCGAAATAGTATAGAGTTCTATTTGTTTGTGTAGTTTTATTCACTACAAATCCACTATTTGTTATTGAATATATTTTGTCCGCGCTAGTAGCACCCGACCCAAGATTGTACCTTGTCCATCCACTTGATGAGCCTGTATATGTGTAACTTGTTGATAAAGTTGCATCATAAAAATGTGCTATGCTAATACCACCTGATGAACCCATATAAGCAAATACTTGTTTCGGTTTCCAACCCAGTGTGATTGTTGTCTGTGAACTTGTTGATAAACTTGCAGTACCCACTTCCACTTTTGCCGAACTTTGGATTGTTTCGTATAAATAACCGCTTGCAAGTGCCTTTACAATATCTCCGCTTGCTACTGTGGGCGGAGTGGTATCATCGGGGGTTTTGCTTGTATAGGATGATATTGCGTAACCCTCAATCACTCCAAGGTCACCATTTACACGGTACAATCCTTTTCCTGCTAACGCTACGGGGGATGAATTGCTCGGAGTAATGCTTGCGGGTGTCGGTACGCTATCCACGATTACACCACTACCACCTATTTTTACTATATCATCAGCCGATACGCTTGTCGGAGTGCTTGAGGGTGTCACATCAGTAATAGAAGCGACCGCTTTACCGCCATTTGTCTTAATCTTATAAATAGAGCCATTTGACAAAGTAGCAGGACTAGCATTTGACGGAACTACCTCTGTGTAACTCTCAATTGCATACCCATTAGCGGTCGGAGTAACCGCACTACCACTTGTAAGAGATGCAGGGGTGCTATTACTAGGAGTGATGCTTGTCGGTGTCGGTATGCTATCCACAATAACACCATTACCGCCTATCTTAACTATATCGTCAGTCGATACGGAAGTAGCCGTGGATGATGGTGTAACACTACTATATGATGAAATAGCATACCCATTAGCCGTGGGCTTGTACCCTGTATTAGCACTCATAGAAACAGGACTTGAATTACTCGGAGTAATGGAAGTAGTTGCACTTGCCACGCCTGCATCATATACATCATCAATAGCATCCACCATTTCGGTTGGCGTATATGTATCAACACTCCCCGTTTTGCTTCGTATCTTATTTGCGAAAGAACTGAATAAATCTGTTAAAGCCGACATAATTCCTCCTTAATATGATGCCGTGAGCGCATCCGTGATTACATCATCAATGTATGCGACAATACCGCCTGCGGTAGCAACTGCGTTTGTGGAATCATATACAGACTTCAACATATCGCCTGTGCCACTTGCATTGGCGTTTTTCCACTTTGACGAAGAGGAATCGTAGGTCAATACCTGACCGTTAGTAGCGGAAGAAATGGCAACATCCGATAAATCATCAAGGTCGCTTGCTCCACCGCCACCGCCTGAACCATTAACCCACTTGCTACTTGCCGAATCATAAACAAGAGCCTGTCCATTTGTGGGACTTGATATGTTTGTATCTGTCAATGAATCAACCGAAGCACTTGTGATAAAACCGCTATCATTGGTTAAGTCGCTAACCTTTGTAGGTATATCTGCGCTCGTAACAAAACCGCTATCGTTTGTCAGGTCGCTTGTCTTTGTGGGTACATCAGAAGAAGTAATGAACCCACTATCATTATCTAGGTCGCTCGTTTTAGTCGGAGCATCCTCAATAGCCAAGTAGGTTGACTCTGCACTACTCTGTGTAAGATATGTTTCTTCTGCTCCTGTTATTGTCAGGAACTTCTCGTCTGCTTCGGCTTTTGTATATCCGCCTGCCGCTATTGCATCAAGTCTAGCCTGCAAGTTGGTTGCCGTTTCGCCATTCATTACACCAATACTTGCTCCTGCCGTTCCTGCTTCTAATTCTGCGATCAGACCGTTGTGCTTCGGGATGATTACATCAGTAGCAAGTTCGTCAAGTTTCTTCTGCATCTGTGTTGTAGTAAGGTCGGGTTTATCCGGCATCCCTATTACGCCTTTATCCGCTATGTCTGCCGGTGTGATTGTTGTAAAAGCCATACGCCACTCCTATCCTTTGTAATTGCCACTCTCTGTATATTCGTTGGCAATGTTGTATAAAGTAAAAGGCTCGTTCAACTCTTCATTGACGAACCTCAAACGGTACTTATCTACTCGCTTTATCCTTAACTTTGTTCTTGAAATCTGCGGTGTTTTGTTTCCGCTAAATGCAAACTTGCTGAACTGGAGATTTTCAAACGAGAAGTATCTTGCAAAAGTGTTATCCTGCTTGATGAACTTCCATATCCCTCGTTCCATTGCATATATCTTTACGCTTGTTGCTAACGCAGAACCTACTCGGATCGCTACATATCTCAATGACTTATTCTTGTAGAATAACTGACCGTCAATATCAGGCGTTTCCCAACAACAATAGATGGGTTGTCCTGCATCATTGAACGAGTTTATGTTGTCCTTGTCATCGTAGAATCTGCAAACCTGTCCTGTTACCGTACCGAAATAAAGCCTGTTCTCTCGCTCCCACATACAACTAACATCTTTCATCTCGCAATAGAAAGCTGCATACTGTCGTGTTGAGTAAGGCTCTGACTTATCCGTTCTCATAGGTTGCAAGCCATCAAGGATATACATCTTTGTATTGTAATGAACCTCATCGGGATCTTCGGATGGTATCGGTTCGTTTACGCAGAGAATATACATATCATTGTATATGACCGCAAAACTCTTGCATAAGTTATCGTAGTCTTCCTCACACAACTTACCATTCAGATAGAATGAACGACTCTGTGAGTATTTCTCTCCTGTTATATCCTGTGCCGTAATAGCATACAGACCACTTCTCGTAAGGAAGATAGGTTCTGTACTCAAATACAGGAATGAATTAGATGCTATCGCTCCCTGCCCTTGAAGGGTGTTTATGATACGGAATGTAGCCTTATCGTCTATCATATCGCCCTCTCGGATGATGATAGACATATCATCTTCCATCTCGTCCTTATGAGCTGCAAGGTAATTCGATACGATGGAATATCCTACTACTGCACTCTTTGATGATCCTAGTGTAGAATAACTATTATCCGGGAAATACTTTAAGTCCCATATTTCAGAGTGCCAATCGAAATTAGGATAGTCGGGATTGCCACTTACAAACAATCTATCGTAAGCACCATTGACTCCGAATCTAGTTCCGAAAGTACACTTGTTTATTCTGTCATCATAGTCGGTGTTGCTCTGTTGTGCGGTTATCTGCACATTGTCTTGTCCAGTTATGGGACTCTCGCCAGGGGCGGTATGGAATGTAATTATTCCTGTCGTTCTGTTTACATCAAAGTCTGTACCCTCTACCTTGTCTATCCAATCTCCGTTGGCATCCATTATTTGTGCCGTTACTTCGGCTGCGCCCAACGGACTAACAGACATAGGGAACTGTGTTGATGTTGCCGAATCTGCCGTTACAACAAACCCTTCCGTGAACCAAGGTGTCATAAGGTTAAACGGATCGTGAGGCGTACCGCCGCCGCCTGCGCCATCTCCCCATATAGGATCACGGCTTATGGTAACAAGCGGTATGGTTGCGTTATTAGATACAGGCTCTAATGTTGTGCCATCGTACACAAGCAGTTTCTTACCATCCATAATATAGAGGTTTTCGTTGAACTGCCACGAATGAGATATAGCCTTATTAGCGTTGCTATAAAGGATAGTCCCGTTCTGTATCATATACTTGCCTGCGTGATATATAGGATATTCGTCTTCTCTTCTGTAATGGCATCCGTAAACAGTTTGGTCAGTAGGTATATTAGAACCGTGAGGTATATATTCCTGTTCTGAATCATATTGAGTTGTCTTAATAATGTTTACGGCTATCTTGTCGTTTTCATATCTACTCGTTATGTGTTGCGAATAGCTCCCTGTGCCACCTAAAACCAATTCAAGGTCGCTTTCTTCCGACAATGTGACATCAAATACTACCTTCTGTCCGCCTGTACAAGTGTAGGTTTCTCCGCCTATCTTCAACTTCATAATGGCACTTGCAGATGATACGCTCATAGGGAAGAATGTCATTTTGTAGCTACCGGCAGGAACGCCTACTGCTATTACCATACTATACGGACTATTGTCATAATAATATGTTATTGGTTGAATACTAGGAGTTGTTGCGTAAACAGGCTCGTTACACCAACCATATAATGATATGGTCTTGTCGTCAGTATTATATGTAACCGATACTTTTGTTGTGGTAGCCGATATTTCTCTGCTACGCACCCGATATGTATGTGTTTGAGAGTCGTAATATCTATAATATGAAGTTGCGGTTGAAGTATATGTAATATCGTCATCACGAAAAGAGATGTCTGCATAATTCTCGATATAGGTGTCAGGATTGACATAGTTCTCTACGACCTCATACCCCATTCTCTTTCGCACCTTATCAGGCACATCACGAATCATATTGATAGCATTAGGGGACTTGTTATCGTCTACATTGATAGGACTGTTTGAGAAGTCCACTCCCTTAAACTGATCTATCTTATAAACCGACTTTGCCGGACTTTTAGGCACTTTGAATGTAACTGGCATTATACCCACCCACTCTCACTTATGACATTTTCTGCTTTTCCGTTAGGTAATGCGTTCTGCAATCTCTCAAACGCTACCTCAAACTCGTTCCTGTACTGTGTTGCTACTCCAATATCGTCATCCTTATATAACTGGGATGCCATATATAAAGGTAATATAGCAGCAACTTCCTTATCCAAAGGCAACTCGTAGTCATCCTCGGTTGCTATTGTTAAGGAAATAGGAAGTGCATTGTAATAGATAATGTAGTTTCCTGCTACATCCCTATCAAATGCTAATACTTTGTCCCCTTCTTGGAACACTTCATCCGTCTTTATGTATCTTGTAGTAGATGTATCTCCCTCAAATATGATGGTATTGATTGAGTGGAAATCGTCTACTATCTCGTCTACCTTAAAGCGTAATTTCTCTGCATAAGCAGGAACTTCTATATCCTCTGCGTACTTTGCTTCGTATAAAGCAATGTTCTTAACCGCATACGGATATTCAGAAGTAAACGCCATTGTGACGGTTTCGTTGTCGGTGTTAGGGATCATACCCTTGTAAGTTGTGTACTTATCCACCGAATCTATCTCTTCGCTTATCAAAACGGTCTCGCCTATTGATAATGTCATAGTGCATCTGCCCGTTACTTCTACATAATAGGAATGAGCATTAACACCATCATAGGCTAATGTACCGCTAATAACCGAATGTATTGTTGATGCGCTATAATCTGCAAGAAGGTTTCTTATCGGTTGAACTGCTATTGAAAAGTTCTTAACAACAAACTTTCCTGCCGTTGCCATCATTAAGATACCTTCGTTGGCAACATAAGGCATTGCAGCCAAATAGTCCCTTGTGGAATCATCCGCAGGAATTGTAGTTCCTTCCGCAGAAAACATCTTCTGTATAGTTGCTAACTTAATATCTTTCCATGTCATATTACAGTCCTAACTTGGCTATGATAGCCCTCTTCATTTCTGTTCCTGTACCAACTTCTAAACCTAATTCCTTACAGAGTTTTTCAAGTTCTGCGTTAGGCATACGGTTTACCTGTGTTTTAGAATAAGTAACCTCTTCCTTGGGTTCTTCTACCTTGATTTCTTCAACCTTCGGTATCTCCTTAACCACGGGTTTATCTGTTACTTTGCCTATTGCGTGTGCGTTATATCCCATAGGGACTATCGCATCTACTATGTAGGTCTGTTCTCCTTCAACGAAGGTATCGCCTACTTTTAAGATTTTATCCATTATTTTCTCCTTTAGAGGGTGGGAGGGGACAAAGCCCCTCCCGATTTATAGGGGTGCAAAAAGAAAGAAGCCTATGAGAGTTCTGTTCCTGACTGCGCGCCACCCATGATGAATGACTGCCAGTTGTTGAAGCCTGCTGACATTCTTGCTCTACCCATCCATTCAAGGTTAGCGGTCTTGTTGTCAACCCAATCCTTAACGGTAAGAGGTATTCTGTCATAGAACATTGCAGACTGGAGTTCCTTGTTAGCCTCACTAGACATAAGGATATAAGGAGCAGTACCATCCGCACATATCCATCTGTGGTCAACAACTAACTTCCAAAGTCCCTTCTGTGTGTTCACATCATTGAAGTTAGAACCAACAGTAAGGTCAGACTTGATGATCTTGCGAATAGTATCTTCGAGTGCAGGAGCATTGCCGGGGATGATGATGGTGTCGAATGTATAACCCATAACATTGCCTGATGCGTTCTTGAAGTTTCTACCGATATTAGCAAGCCTGTTAAGCATTACACTGTTTGTACCAAAAGCATTTGTGAACACATTTGACTGTGTGCCTGTTACGCCAGTCTTTGCGTAAGAATGATCCGTAGCAAAGAGTCCCTTGCCGTCTCCTGTGGTCTTATCAAGTGTCTTACCACCAAACAGGAATGTTGCACCCTCGGTTGTAAGTGCGTCTGATGCGTACTGTGCACGGGTTCTCTTGAACGCTCTGATGTAGTTTGCTGCTGCAACCTTCATAGAGTTTATGTCGCCATCCTCGTTCATTTCTGCGGTGCAAGTAAAGCCCTTCATGAACTGGAAGTGTGTGATTAACTTGCTGAAGCCCTGCTGAAGCTCGTCCTGAATAGCAGCATCGCCTTCATCTACGATTGAGAAGTTGCCAAACTCTGTCAGGCTAGAAATCTTCTCTCCGAACTTGTCTGACTTCTCAACATTGTAGATAGCACTTACGAGCTCGTCATCATTGTTCTTCTCGTTGTCTGTGTCCTGCAATACCGCACGGACAATCTGATCGTTTACTTTCCAAAGGTCATCATTGAGACCACTGTTTTTAGCAAAAATAATAGCCATTGTCGTCTACCTCCTAATTAAAATCTCACTACTACGGCACTGCCCGAAGTTGTGCCTGCTACTGAAACAACCTCTGCCACGCCTGATGTTGATGTTGCAGTAACACTGTCAGAAGTGTCTGAAAGAGTGTACTTAACGCCAACAGTAAGTGTGCCTGCCGTTGAAAGAGTGGTCTCCCATTCCTGATTGTTCTCTACCTGATATACTGAAAGTGCGCTCTTTCCGAGTCCGCCCTGTGCAGCAATATATTCAGGTGCTACTGTTGCGCCTGCCTTTGCGAGCTTACCTGAAGTAAGTACAAGAGCATCGCCTACTGAATATGTAACTGCCGTATTAGCAGCAACCTGCTTGATCGTGGGTGCTACGCCACTATTGTTTGTTCTTCTGTAACCAAACATTTTTCTTTCCTCCTAACTGTTTTGTACTTTGTTATATTTCTTGCGTAACTCTGCCATAGACACATGAGGAAAAGCCTTTTTCCACTGGTCTAATTCGTTTGCCGGTATCTCCACTTCTCCGTTATCAGAAGCCGCAAGACTATCTGTCTGATTAAGGTGCGAAGTGCCATTCATTGTGTTCAAAGCAGCCTGTTTAGCACTGGCGGTCTTACCTGCCATAAGGTCGTCAAAATGAGTCAACTTATAAGCGTTGGCAAGACTAATCTTGTTCTTCTGAACGAGACTTATCATTTCCTGTGCGTTATCTAATGCAAAAACATCGTCAAGGGTTTTCAGATTCGGGTTCAGTTTTGAGATGGCTTTTATGTCATCCGCTAACTGGTTCTGTAACTGTTGCTCCTGATTAGCCTGCATTATTGCCTGTGCCTGCACTACATAAGGGTTATTGGCAACCTGACGATTAACCATTTCCTCAAACAGGTTGGGATCAATGCCTGCCGATGAAAGCTCTGCATCTCTCTTTAACTTTTCCTGTGCATCAAGCGCATCAAAGTAGTCCTGTTTAGTCCTTATGGGTTGATGGGTTATAGGGTTCTCATAACTCCCGAACCTACGGGCGTACTCGGCATCCTCGTTAGCCTTATACTGTGCTAACTCTGCCTCTGCCCTTCTACGAGCAGCCGCATACTTGGCATTTTCCTCGGCACTCTGAACATTTGAGTCTTCCGACTCGGTTGAGGATTCTTCCTCTGTGGTAGCGGACGATTCTACCTCCGATACGTCCATAGTCGGTTCGGCGACTTCCGACACTTCTGCGCCTGCTTCCTCTGCAAAGAACTGCAGATTAAGCTCTAAAAGATTGTTTTCCATATTTTTCTCCTGTCATTTTTTCGCTCTTGACTTGCGAGGGTTTTTGATTTATTGCATTAAAAAACCACCCGAAGGTGGTCATTAAAGCCTTTATTCTGTTGTTTCCTCGGGAGATTCCACGATCAATGGTATCTCTGTACTTGTAGTCTCAACTACTGTGTTGTAATTGGGGCATCTTTCGTTCCGGCACATAACATCCTGGTCAACATATAACTTATTATCAGAAGACAGGCGGTAAGCCGTTCGGGATATTCGCATCTGAAGCCTGCATTTCGGGCATAGCATTGGCAGCTCCTTTCTGCTCGTCTAATCGAGCCTGTAAGTCATCCTTAACCGTCTTTGCATTCGGATAACCGTCTTTCTCCAACATCTTCCAATAAAGAAGTGAGGTCTGTAAGTCTCCGACCGGTCCGAAAGCTCCGCTCTGTAACTTCAGGTCTGCCTGTTGCCACATAGCCTCACGGTTCATCATTATTGTAGATGTAGGATCGGTGTCGAACTTGAACTCGTCATTCCAGTAATATTCTCCGGCATCATCCTTTTTAAGGAACATATAACGGTCGAAGGTCTGATATTCGTGCGAACCATCTGATCTCTCGCCACTTATCGGCATAGGAGTATCAGAATATGCTAAAGCGAACTTGAACATCATTTCGTATAACTCTGAATAAGCTGCGTTCTTCATTACACGCTTTGATTCAAGTCTTCCTGCCGCCTGATTGATAGAGAACTGCTTTGCAGAACCCGACCTAGCGGAAGCATCGTACTTACCCTGATAAGCATCTGTGATACCAAGTGAAGACTGTGCATACTGGTAATTCTGATTCATCATAGTCAAGTCCTGTCCGATTTCTGCCTGTGTTGTCTTAACACCAACTAAAGGCGCATTGGACTGGTCTACTCTGATTATCTTGTATTCATTATCAGAAGTCTCAACATCCAAGTTCTTCGGGAGCGTCAAGTAAGAACCGCCCATCAATATCTTTTCCTGTATCTTTGAACCTATCTTACTAACCGCATCCTGCTGATCCTGAATAACATCAACATCCGAACATCCAAGTAATTTGTTGTACTTTGATACATTCTTTCTTAATACAATGGGTAAAACATTGGGTTTGTAGAATGGTATCTTGGTATTCCTCTGCTCTATGGTCATCATAGGCATCCCAAACTCGTCCATAGCCGGATTGCCTTCCAAGTCCATAATCGGGACTTCTTCTTCATAAGCAGCAGGAATCGTCTCGGTAAATGTGATAATGTCCTCTGTGATCGTCTCAAAGTCCTGTGTTTCCTCTTTGAACTTCTTTGAACCACATTCGCACTGTTCGCCTGTCTTTGGCTTGCCACATTTAGCGCAGACCATCAGTTTCCTCTTCTGATAGTCCTCTAAATCTTCTAATATGTAATCATCACACCATATAAACAAGCCTATGCCACCCTGTTTATTGCGGTAATATGCCTGTATAACGGTTGCTACATCATCAAGGTAAGCATTAGGCTCTTGATGTGTGAACTCGGTGTCTACGCTTGCGTTCTCCACATCTACGCCGTACTTCTTCTTGATGAACTGCTTACTCATATTGTGCAGGATGAAGATGTAGTCCATCTTATCCAACTCGATAACACCCGGTTGAGGGATGACCTGACGGGGATGACGGAGCGAAATCGCTATATCTCCGTGGGTAGTATGGGTATTCTTGTTAGAGTCCCACTCTACATGGAAAAAATCGCCACCCTGAACGAAAGTTGTTCTTTCATCTTGGTCGTTCAACAGTTCTGCGTGTAATTTTAGCATTTCATTTGTTAAAAACGCTTCAATTACCTTTGCCGCCGCTTCATCTTCTTCGTGAATAGGTATTACTCTAGGACTGGGAACGGATGAATCGACCTGTGACTCTATCAATTCGTAGGTAATATTACGGACATTGGAAGCTAACTTACTCGCATTGCGGTTAGAATTAGGGTTTCCCTGCACCTGACGAGTGCCATTGTAAAGATCATCCCGTCTTTCTATGCGATTAAGGTCTTTTCCATACGCTATTCGTGCCTTTTCCAGTTTCGTTTTCCAGTTATTTAACTTTTTTACCTCTTCCGGGTTGGTAATTGCCGTAACTGCTTTGTCCATTATCTTCTTAAACCTCATTTTGGTTCTCCCCAACGCTCGATTAAGTACCGTCTATCGGACTCATTGGCGTTTTTGTAGTCTTCCCACATATCATCTGTCCATTTTTTAGTGTTTCCACTCTTGATAACATCAGCAGGAAGTGTCCAATATACGCAGAAATACCTTATTCCATCTACCGCATGGGTAAGATTGTGGGGCATTTTCGCATATACATTGGGTTTTTTGTCATCAACCTGTATCTTTGTGATCGAATCAAACAAATTAGGAGCGCAATTATCGAGGATCGTTAGCCTTGATTGCTCTCCTTCTTTTGCATAAACCCACTCTTTTATTCTCATACACCCATTGAACATATTGTTATCGACCTTAACCAGGTCAACACCGTGTTCGTGGAATACATCTGCCGTGGACTTACCAGTAGCGGACTGTCTGTTCCATAAATCAGGGGGTGCTAGATAAAGTTCTATTCCTTCTCCGCTTGATAAGTCCCTTACAATATCAGCCGCCTGCATCGCATTGAGGTTCGGCTCATAATATTCTCTATATATTTGAGCGTGATAGTTGGAATCTATCTGAATCCAATAGCACGCAAACATATCAAAACCGTAGTCAAAGGCTACATATCGTTTAAGAATACCCTCAAGAGGCTTCTTACTTATGAATGATGCCCTTGTTATCTCCGGGAAAAACGCACCGCCTGCTACCGATAGTGCTTCTTCTACCGTAGCAGGGTATTCTTGTGTTATATCTCCACCCATATCTAATCGGGTTCGTTCATACCACTCCTCATCTCTTCGAGGGTCTGCCATCCACGGAATGAATATCTTGTTAAAACCGTTGTCCTTTTCGGTAAACTTATTTTCAAAGAGTGTTCCTCGTTGGTTGGTGGATAATCCAATGAATTTACCGCCGTTGGGTCTGTTAACTGCGGGTAAAGCAGATGTCCATATTTGGTCTGCCCATTGCTGATATGCCCATTCATCAAAGATTAGTAAGTCTGCCGTGAATGAACGAACCGAGCCGGGTGCGCTTGGAAATGCCTTGAATACACTCGGCTGACCATCTTGATGATACACGGTAAGAGACATCGCTAAATTCTCGTATGTTATCCCGTTCCACCCAACCGCATTTTTTTTATGGCGAATAAGTTGGGGCATATTTTCAAACTCTACCGCTAATCGCCTTACCAGTTCAACCGCTTCATCCTCTGTTCGTGACAATCCTATGACAGAACGCCCACTTCTGAGTAATAAAATAGACGAAGCATAACTTACCACCAACCAAGTGATTCCTAACTGCCTCGCCTTCAATATGATATTTCTCCGATGTTCGTGAATGGACTTTAGTGCCTCTTCCTGTGCATCCCACATATTAAAGGGTTGTATTCGTTCGTCGGCATCTTGGTCTTCATATACACAGTATGTCCGCACATAATATGCTATATCGTTTCTGCAATGCTCGTATTCAAGATCACGGGACAGGTGCATAAGCTCGATTTCCGTCATATTCTGTATATGCTCATTGGTAATTCCCCTACCATCTAGGTAGTCTCTAACCCATTTCTCCATTATCTCTGTTTAGCCAATTCCTCTAAATACTTTCCGTAAAGAGCCTGTGCTTGAACATCGTGCATTGAGTGTCCTTTATATATAGATTCATTATTCGGTAATAAATCGTTTCCTTCTTCGTCAAAAGCAGGGTTTCCAATCGCCTGCACATCATCTGCGGTAAGTGTCTGACCGTTCATCTGCTGACCTTCCACCGCCGCTATCAGATTAGCCAAGTGGTATAACTGACCATCCATTACCTGATTAACACCCTGCCTATCTAACTCAACCATCCTATCAGGGTTGAACTGACCGTTATCATCGTAGGCTTTATTGTATATGGCATCGAAATACCGCCAAAAGTAATTATCCGTTACTGGCTTTAGTCCGTTATCTGTTTGGAGCATCTTTGTATAGGCTATCTGACGACCATCTATATCCTCTGCATTACCTAATGCCGTACTCCAAGAACCTTTTAACTCGTTCACGCCATTCTCATACGAGCCAAAGTTATCTGCGAGGAATTGCTTGTTATTCGCTAGATTTTGGTCGTTCCATATGATAAGGTCACGGTCGGTATTATCTATCCCGTTATATGATTTATATTTATCGTCTAGTGTCGGTAATGCCATATTTCCCCACTTTCGATTTTTTATAAAAATTTGCGAGAGTGCATTTTAAGGGGGACTCGCTACCGGGTGGGCGCACGGGGTGGGTACTCCCTCAGCTCCGCCGTGTCGATCCCTCAATATATAATGAACGCATCCACCGAAAAAAGGAATATCATCATATAAATATATACGGGGATGCGGTGCGGTATGTGGTCAAGTCCGCCTGCCTGGTGCGTATATCTTCTATACAACTCTGCGTGAAATAATTCTTTTGCGCATAATTGCATACCCTGCGAGCATTGATAAATACTAGGTTTATTCCTATTGCGTGTATCGGCTCTTGTTTTATGTCAACCTATTTCGGTTATTATGTCAACCTGTCAGATACTTGCGCAAGTTGTCAATGGTCTGCAGGTCCTCGGGTGTGATTAGCTCGGTTTTGTTTTCCGTTTTGATTGTGGGCTGTTCTCCGATGGTGTCTCGGATCATCTGAAGGGATCTTATATCACCGTTTATAGCTTCTCTAATTGCGCTTGCTACTATGGCGGATAATATAGAGTGCTCTCCGTTCATCAATTCGGTATCTGCCCCAAGTTCTTTTAGTTTCCGCTCTGATAGTTCCATCTTTA